CGCGATATTTCTCTATCTTTCACAGGTGGAACAGATATCGAGGCACAAGCAACTTCAGCAGTTCTAACAAAGACCAACCTTCGCGAGACATATCAGACTCTCGATGGCGAAGCCTACAAGACCACAAACATCGAGGCTTCTTTTGCTCTTTCAATGCTTGCTGACTGGGGTAAGGCTAACTCAGTATGCGAAGCACTATGGACAGCAGCAGAGACAGCACCAGATAACACTATTACAATGACATTGACTTCAGCCACAGGCGCTGTATTCGTGTTCGACGCATTTCCAGAATTCCCTACAGCAGGTGGCGCTGGAACAGATGCTCAGACAGTAGACTTTACTTTCAAAGTATCAAAGGGTGCAGTAACAGAAACCTTTAGCTAAACAATAGAAACGGGAGCAAGCAATGCAACAGAACATAACAATTAAATATGTAGATGGAACCGAAACCACTTACCTGGTTCGCCCACCTGATTACGCCAAGTGGGAGATGACAACTAAAAAAGTTATCTCTCAGTTTGGCGGCATGTGGGACATTCTTTATGTAGCACATTCAGCAATGAAGCGTGATGCAGGCGGCAAACCAATCAAGACACTTGATGTCTGGATGGAATCAGTCTCAGATATTGAAGTAGGTGGGGAAGACCCAAAAGTCATCCAAGAGGAAGCGTAAGCCGACTCTTAGTTGAACTGGCAATAGCAACACAGATCCCAATGGATAAGTGGCAAAGTGCCGAGGATATTCTTACAGCAATAGAAGTACTAGAGGAGCGCAATCGTGGCAAGTGAGCTAGTAGCACTAGACCAGACTGAGCTTCGTCAAGTCTTTAAGGCTCTAAAGAATATGGGTGAGGAAGCAAACGATGAGGCCAAGCGCCAATCAGGCGCTCTGGCTGAATTTGCCCGGGCTGAAGTTATTCAAACTGCTAGCAGAGGTAATAACACTAAAGTCTCAGGCCGTATTGCTCAGGGCTCTAGGGTTAAGAAGTCGAGCCGTATTGGTGAGATTACTTATGGATTCGCTTCTCAAAAGTTCTCAGGTGGAGCAACCACTAGAGATATCTGGGGCGGTACAGAATTTGGTTCTAATAAATATAAGCAGTTCCCTGTTTGGTCAGGCCGCGAAGGTCGAGGCTCTAAGGGCTGGTTTATCTATCCAACTCTCAGAAAGATCCAACCTCAGATCGTGGCTAGATGGACTGAATCGTTCTCTAAGATTTTGAAGGAGTGGGGCTAATGGCAACAGGTACCAGAGCATTAACGCTCAAGCTTCTCGCTGACGTTGATAACTTCACCAAAAATCTTAATAAGGCCGATAAGGATGTAATGTCCTTTGGCGATAAAGTTTCAGATTTTGGAAAAAAGGCTGGGCTAGCCTTTGCAGCAGCAGGCGCAGCAGCCGTTGCTTATGCTGGCAAATTAGCCATCGATGGAGTTCAGTCTGCTATTGCAGATGAAGCAGCTCAAACCAAGTTAGCCAATACTTTAAAAAACGTTACAACAGCTACAGATGCTCAGATTAAATCTACTGAAGATTATATAACTAAGACTTCTCTAGCTTTTGGTGTCACAGATGATGATCTTCGCCCATCCTTAGGCCGTTTGGCTCGGGCTACTGGAGACCTTGAAAAGGCTCAGAAGTTACAGACAATTGCAATTGATGTTGCAGCGGGATCGGGTAAATCTCTCGAAGCCGTTACTAATGCTATGGCTCGCGCAGCCGAAGGAAATACTGGCGCGCTTGGCAGATTAGGCATAGGACTTACAGCCGTTCAATTAAAGACTATGAGCATGGATGAAATCACCGCTAAGTTAGCCGCTACTTTTGAAAATCAAGCTGCGGCCAAGGCAGACACATTTCAAGGCAAATTAACTCGCCTGCAGATAGCCGTTGATGAAGGTAAAGAAAGCTTAGGTTCTTACATTTTAACGGCCATAACTCCTATGGTTGAAATAATAGTTAATAAGGTTGTCCCAGCCATTGCAGAGTTTACCGATAACTTAGGCGAAAAGTTGCGCCCCGTAATTGCATTTTTAACTCCCATTACTAATGGGCTTCGCAGCGCCTTTGACTCGGTTAAAACTTCTTTCAGCGATAACAGCAAAGAACTTAAACCGCTTTTTGACTTATTTAAAGGTGTTGCTGCATTCGTTAAGGATGTATTGGCACCAGTTTTAAGCAAGACTTTAGGGCTGGCATTAGGCGTGGTGGGTAAAGCAATTGCATCATTAGTGACCGGGCTGGCTTCGGTCGTTGGATTCTTTACTGATCTCTACAATAAAATCCTACTAGTAGTTAATTTAGCCAAATCGCTTGGTTCTAAATTGAACCCATTTGATAATGCAACATTTACTGAAACACCAGTAGCCCCAAAATCTCCTTCAGGCATTCCAAGTTATCTCAATGTTACGCCAGTATCTAGTACCAATATTACCGTCAATGGCGCAATCGATAGCGAATCGACAGCCCGTCAAATAGTTCAGATCCTTAATGATTCTAACGCTCGAGGAACCTTGGGCAGCGCGGCCTTCGTTTAATGACTGCATATACACCTGTCTACAAGGTCTTAGTTAACAGCGTTGAGATTACAGATGTAACGATAGCCAACCTAGTAATTACTTCTGGGCGTACGGATATCAATGTTCAGCCAGTCGCGGGCTATTGCCAATTACAGTTAATGAACCTTAATAACTCAAGTTATAACTTTACCGTTGGAACTGGGATCACAGTAGAGGTTACTAATTCTGTTGGGACTTATGTTCCTATCTTTGGCGGGTTTATCTCTGACTTTACTATTGCAGTTAATCAGGCTGGGGATTTAGGTTATACAACTACTGCAACTATTACAGCCCTTGGAGCATTATCTAAACTTCCTAGAATTATCGATGCTGGAGTTTTATCTCAAGACTTCGATGGTGATCAGATTTACACGCTTCTTTCAGGGTATTTACTAGGGCAATGGAATGAAGTACCAGCAGCACAAACCTGGGCTAACTATAATCCGACTGAGACTTGGTTAAATGCGTTTAATATTGGACTAGGCGAAATTGATCAACCAGGAGATTATGAGCTTATAGCTCGGTCATCTTCAAATACAGATCTTTATTCATTGTGTACTGCTATTGCTAATTCGGCCTTTGGCGTTCTTTATGAAGATGCTAACGGCAATATTGGCTATGCAGACCAAACTCACCGCCAAGATTATTTGGCTAATAATGGATACACCACACTCGATGCTAATCACGCTAACGGCATAGGTTTGGCAGCTACGACTCGCGCAGGCGATCTCCGCAATAGTTTTACTATCATTTCTGGCACCAATGGTAATCATACTTATACGGCTACCGATGCAGAAAGCCAAAGCCTATTTGGCGTTTATGCTGAGCAATACACATCTCGAATTAAAAACAATTCCGATGCCATAGCTCTTGCTGATAGGTACATCGATCTTCGAGCCTTTCCTTATCCCAAGTTTCAGAGCATCACTTTCGTACTTGGAAATCCTGAAATAGACAACAGCGATCGAGATGCTTTAATCAATATATTCTTAGGCCAGCCAGTCTGGATTCAGAACTTGCCCGGTAATATTACCGATGGCTCGTTCCAGGGTTACATCGAGGGCTGGACATTCAGAGCCAGCCTAAATAACCTAAGCGTTACTTTTAACGCATCTCCAATAAACTTCTCCCAAGTTGCGGTAAAATGGGAGCAGGTAAATGCAGCAGAGGCTTGGAATACTCTAAGCCCAACCCTTACATGGATCAACGCGATAGGAGTCGTAGCCTAATGGCAACAACCACAACAAACTTTGGCTGGGATATTCCTCAGTCAACCGACCTAGTAAAGGATGGCGCAACTGCCATTGCTGCACTTGGTCAAGATATAGATACCGCCCTAGTTGACTTAAAGGGTGGAACTACAGGCCAAGTACTGGCTAAGGCCTCAAATACCGATTTAGATTATTCTTGGGTTGCCATTGATCCGTTAGTTATTCTTGATGCTAAAGGCGATTTGATTACAGCAACGGCAGCAGATACTCCTTCCCGATTAGCGGTTGGAGCAAATAACACCGTTCTTACTGCTGATTCAACAACCGCAACTGGATTAAAGTGGGCCGCAGCTAGCGGTAAAGTAGTGGCAATAGCCAACACGCAAACTGGTTCCGTTGCAACAGGAACAACACAAATGCCTGCCGATAACACAATTCCGCAAAGTGGAGAAGGCGATCAGTATATGACGCTTTCATATACTCCGACTTCTGCAACCAATAAATTGCAAATTGATGTACTAGCATTTGGGGGCTGTGGGGCAAATGGAAATATGAGTATTGCACTATTTCAAGATAGTGTTGCAAACGCATTGGCGGCCACTACGCAATACGCGGTTGGCGGTCCGACAAACAATTACGCTGGCACGTTGAAGCACACTATGACTTCAGGAACCACATCAGCCATTGCTTTTAAGGTACGAATTGGTATGGATCAGCCAGGAACATTTACTTTTAATGGCAGAACGGGCAATCAAATTTTTGGCGGAGTTGCCGCATCATCAATCACGATTACGGAGTACACACCATGACCTACAAAATAGTAAAAAATTCAGCAGGCGATGTAGTCGCATTTGGACCAAATGATGAAAATTATGATCCAGGCTTAAAAGACGGAGAAACTTTAATAATCGAATCTGACAAAGTAGCAGAAGATTTGATTAAGAAGTATCAGGCTAAAGAACTTGCTAAAGACAATCAGGTAGCAAACGCCAAGGCTGCATTATTTGAGCGCTTAGGCATTACTGCCGATGAAGCGGCTTTACTACTTGGATGAAGCCAACATTATCTAAGGCTGCTCAACAGTTAAGGGAACAGTTTGATGACACCTTTCCAGATCGTGATAGGCGTTCCGATGGCTGGATCGGCGATCTCCGTCATTCAGCGCGTCCTAGCGATCACAACCCTGATCCAAAAACTGGAACTGTTAGAGCAATCGATGTTGATCGAGATGTCCATAAGTCAGGCAAGCCCGACCTTATGCCCGATATTGCAGATCAGATTCGTCTCGCTGCAAAGTCTGGAGAAAAGCGCATCTCTTATGTCATCTTCAACGGTCGGATCGCATCATCTCGCTTGGGCTGGCGCTGGAGAAAATATACGGGAAGCAATCCGCACAACCAT